AGCGAGACGCACGAAGCAAGCGAACACGCCATAGTAAAAATTAAAGAATAGCAAGAAAGAAAATGGCAACAGAACAAAACTTAATACTTTACCTTCCATGCGACGAAGCGGAGGGTTCGGCAATAGCCTACGACTACAGCAGGGGCAGACATGACGCAACCGTAGAGGGCGCAACCTTCGCCAGCGGAAAGCAAGGCAACTGCCTACACTTCGACGGCAATGGGAAGGCAGAGATAGAAGCGAACGTAATAGATTTATCCGGCGACTTCACGCTGTTGGCGTGGTTGAGGTTCCCGGCCTTCGAGGACGGCATTACGGGCGTTAAGGTAGGGCTTTTCTGCAATACATCGCAGGCCGAAAACGGATACCGGGAAGCGTGGATAGACGCGCCCTTAGATACGTGGGGCTTCTTTGTGGTACGGAAGCAGGGCGACACCGTAAGCCTGTACTTAGACACCCAGCTTATGGGTACTATAGAGCTACCCGCAACCCTTACCGGGCTGGGATTGGTGCAGGACGTTTACGGAACAAGCTATGCAGTAGCGGACATAGACGAAGTGAAAGCCTATAACGTAGTATTGAGCGACGAAGAAATAGAAGCCCTCCTTAACGAGACAAAGCAGCTTGAATATTACATAGACGGCGTGAACTTCAAAAACTACGGCATCCGGGTAGAGAGTTCGCAGGGATTGGTAGACCTTCTCAGCTTGAAGAATACCCCGACTATAGAGAACGACAACTATCACGGCGAAATGGTGGATTTGTCGGAAAAGCGTTACCAGCCGCGAGAAATAACGCTTAACTGCTGGATAAAGGCCAAGGGTAAGATGGACTTCACGGAGCGCGTAAACAAGCTTTACGCACACTTCCAAAAAGAAGGAACCGCCCGGCTTATGTGTTCAATACACCCGACAAAGCCTTTGGTTTACGACGTTTACTGCCCGGAGGGTATAGCCCAAGAAAAGAAGTGGCACGACGATATGATGATAGGAACCTTTGCCATGAAGGTAAGGGAACCCGACCCGGTTAAGCGCGTAATCAGACACCAGCGGCTGGGAGAGACCAGCAGCGAGGTAAGCGTTTCATTCCATTCCCCGAAGCTTGTAACGGTAAGCTGGGGCGACGGAACCAGCGAAAGCGTTTACGGCGACGTAGAGCTAACGCACACCTACGACAAAAACGGCATCTACTACGTTATTGTCGGCGGCGTGATTGAGGAAATAACGAATTTTCAAACTAACGGCATAATAGTATGGCAGCGTCTGTAAAACCAGTTTACACTTTAGGCGGCAGCAGCCTCGAAAGCCTCGGCGTTTACGTTTCGAGTGCTACGGGGCTGTTCAGCCTTCCGAAGCTAAAGGCACCCCAAACGGTGGACTGGCCGGACAAAAACGGGGTTATGGTAGACCTTGCAAAGCCAAGATACCAGCCCCGCGACATTACGCTTAACTGTTTTTCTAAGGGAGCAACCAGCGCAGCAGCTATGGCCGGAGTAACGGCGGTTATTGCGAAGCTTAACACCGCCGGGCTAAAGACGCTGACGGTTACTTTGGGAACTTCCTCTTATTCCTACCAAGTCTATTGCGAAGACGGCGTAGACATTTCCCGGAAGTCATGGGGAAGCGGCAAGGTAGTATTAGAGTTCACGGTAAAGCTAAAGGAGCCGCACCCGGTTAATTTCGTACCAAGTGACACCTAAAAAAGAACAATAAAGATGAACCAAATAACGGTAATTCATACAGACGGCACGACGCTGCCTTTGTTCAGCCAAACGAACGTAAGCGGAGCGACCAAGGCAACACAGAAGATGGCCTTACTTTCCGACGATTTGCTGAGCATAACGGTAACGTCAGCCGTACCCCTTTCCTTCGAGTTAGGCGACATTATCAACGTCTACGGGAAAGGCTACAGGCTAAACCAGCTTCCGCAGGTTACGAAGACAGGTAACAGACGCTACAGCTACGAACTTCAATTAGAGGGCGCACAATACGACCTCTTAGATGTTTCGTTTCAGCTACCCGAAGGCAGCTACGGCGATAACCTCTACGGCGATTTGTCCGGCCTTATTACAGCCCTTAATTGGAACGTCCGGCGCGTATTCGGCACTAAGTGGAATATTACGACGGCACTAACGGACACCCCGCACAAGAACCTGACCGTTACCGGGAAGAATTGCCTACAGGTAGCGCAGGAGCTTTGCTCGGAATTTGGCGTAGAGTTCAAGGTTACGATTTCCGGCAGTACCCGGACGATGACGTTTGTAGAGAAAGTAGGTTCCAGCCTTGCACTTACTTTGAAGTACGGGCAGGGAAACGGGCTTTACCAGCTTTCGCGGCAGAACGTAAACAACGCCGGAGTAACTACGCGCCTGTTCTGCTACGGCAGCGGCGACAATTTAGGCAGCGGCTACAGGCACACGAAGCTCTGCCTTCCCGATAAGACGCGCCTAACGTCATACATAGAAGACGCGGAAGCGGTAGCAGCCTACGGAGTGAGAGAGGGCGAGAAAGTATTTTCAGACATTCGCCCGGAGCGCATAGGCACGATTACCGGGTTAGTGTCCGGCGACGTTCTTAGCTTCAAGGATAATAATATGGACTTCGACTTAAACGAAAAGGACGGCGACGGCAACACGAAGTACCTTATCCCGGACACCAGCGCACAAATAAAGTTCATTTCCGGCAACTTAGGCGGCTACACCTTCGACCTGCACAGCTATGACCACGGAACGAAGACGTTTAAGATTAACCAATTTACCGACGAGAACGGCACGAAGTTCCCGGACACGGCAACAGCAGCCCGTCAGTTCAACACAGGCGACAGGTACATCATCACGGAAATAAACCTGCCTTCCAGCTACATAGAAGCAGCCGAAGACAAGCTGCAGACAGAAGGATCTAAGGAGCTGGCGAAGATTTGCCATCCACAAGTAAGCTATAAACTTACCTTAGACGAAGCGTTTTTTATTGAGCTTTACGGGCGCACGGATAGCGAGGTATTCCACCCCGGCGACAGCATAACGATAGTAGACGAGCAGGTAGGCGTAAACAGGGAAGTACGCATTACCCGGATAGAGCGCGACCTATTGCGCCCGCACAGCTACGACATCACGCTGAGCGACACCGTTACGAAGACTACCACGACGAAGGTAATTAACGACATTACCGAGATTAACGAGGTTATACAGAACAACGGGCTTGCAGACGTGAGCAAGGCGCGGCGCAGGTGGATGGCCACCAAGGAACTACAGGAAATGGTATTCGACCCGGACGGCTATTTTGACCCGGACAACATAAAGCCGCTTTCGGTTGAGACCGCCATGCTTACCGTAGCCGCCAAGAGCCAGCAGTTTACGCTGGTAGGCTGTTTGTTCCAACCCAATTTAGCCGGGAGGTGTAACGACTTCTACGCGCAGGATTGCAGGCTGGTACACTACGCCCTGTTAGACAACGTAGTAACCTTCAACCTTACGGGCTGCACCTATTCAGCAGCCAACGGGAACGCCCTAACAACGAATACGGCATACTATATTTATGCCCGGTGCAGCAAGGTAATAAGCAGTACCAACACAGGAACGGGCGTTCTGCTTCTGGACACGGCACAGCATAAGGCAGAGGAAACCAGCTATTACTACTTCCTTATAGGCGTTCTTAACAGCGCGGTAGACAGCGTAAGGGCTATTTCGCTTACCTACGGGGCGACCACGATTAACGGCGCGTTCATTACTACCGGGCGAATACAGAGCCAAGACGAAAACAACTGGCTCGATTTGGACGGCGGGCAGTTCCGCGTAGGCGACAGCAGCACCCACGAACTGAGCTGGAACAAAAACGCCAACGGGAAGCTGATACTAAAGGGCGGCTTTGTTCAGAACGACGGCGGCGACGAAGACGTAATAGGACTATACCGGGGCGTTTATAACGGTTCCTATACCTACTACCCCGGCGACGAAGTAACCTATTCTTCCGGCAACGTAACAAGCACATACAGGCGCATAGGCACGGGAGCGACGCGAGGGATAGCCCCGACGAATACAACCTATTGGCAGGTATTGGCACGGGGAACACGCGGCAGCTTCAAGGCGCGATGCTTCAAGCGCACCAATACAGACATCAGCGGAACGACCCCGACGGGAGGAAGCTACGACAGCCCGGTAGCTTCCGGGTGGAGCGACGGCGTACCCAGCGGAACGGCGAAGCTTTGGACTACCGTATGCACGTTCTACAGCGACGGCACAAGTAGCGGATGGTCAGCACCAGCCCCGGAAACCGATACGGCAACCCTCGATGTAGAGTTTAGCCCAAGCGAGACACAGCCAAGCGCACCAAGCGGAAGTACCCCCTACGCCAACCATGAGAGCGAAGGATGGTACGACCCGAATAGTGCGAACTTCCCTTCTACCGTGATTTGGAGAGCGGAGAGGAAGGTAAGAAACGGCGTTTACGACGGCGAATGGACTATTACGCGCATATACGGAGAGAAGGGCGAGAGCGTAAACCCGAATATTCTTGAAGATACGTTAGAGTGGAAGACCGGGAAACGGACATCGACGAACCCTAACGGCAAATGGTTTTGGCTTAACGGGCGCAATTACGGAACCTACGAAGGCAGGGTAGCCCGGTATGTGTACCCCGACGGCGAAAGTTCAAGCAGTGAGAGCTACGAACGAATAGCGGAGCAGCTCCTGATGGACAGCAGTACCCGGAAGTTGGAAGCGAATACATGGTACACCCTTTCCGTCTATTGCAAGGGTAGCGGAAGTTTTAATCTCGCTTTGCTTCAAGCTGGAAATTACATTCAAAGCAAATACTATTTCGACGGCGAAGAAGCGACTGCCAGCATTTCGGGGAATAACGACTTAAGATGTGCTGCTCAATTAACAACAAATTGGGAACGGCATACCCTAACCTTCCAAATGAAAAGCTCCTTTTCGACAACCTACCCGCTTTACGCTTCTACGCGCCTTATGACACTTTCCGGCTACGCATATATAGCCATGTTCAAGTTAGAGAAGGGCAAGGAAGCAACGGCGTACATTCCGCACGAAAACGACCTTATAGGAGCGGACGGGCAGGCCGGAACAAGCGCACCCTATTACAAGTACAAGTACCAATGGAACGGGAGCCGCACGGCATACCCTACACCTTTCACGCCTTCCGCACTAAACGCGGGTTCCGATAATTGGAAAGACACCCAGCCGACCAAACCGGGAACGCTTTACTACCTTTGGCGCACGACGGGCAAGGTAAGCGCGGACGGGAATACGCTTGTAGAGAATTGGAGCACCCCGATAAGGGTAACGCCCATAGAAAGCTCGCTAAAGATTGAGGTAAGAGGAACCAAGCACAACGGCACGACTTCGCCAGCCCCTTACGTCCATGTCTACGGCAGCGACATAACCGGGAGCTACGGGCGCGGCCATAACTTGAAGGTTCTTAACGCCAGCAGTCTAAGCGTAGTTTGGGAAGGCTACTTCGACACCTACGGCGACACCAGCAATATAAGCAGCTTAATAAGCCGTATTAACAGCTACCAAAGCCCGGCGTATATTATCGTACTTTACAGCCACGACGCTATAAGCATAAACAGCGCGTTAAACGCATGTCTTCACAAGTTCGGATGCAACCACCGAATAAGCCTTACCGCGCAGCGTTACGCCTTTGCCTTCATAGGACGCTGGGGCTTGAACCCCGGAGCCGGGATAACTAAGTATTCGGCATCGGACGAAAAGGTAGACATAGCGGCCACAGTCATAGAAGGCGAGCTTATAACCAACGGTTCAGACGGCATCAACGGCGAAAACCTCGTAGACAATTCCGAAGCGAAGGAGAGCTATAGCGTTAGTGAAAGTACCAGCACACGGAAGTTTATACAGACGCAGATGATTATACCTACCATTCCCGAAGGTAAGACCATTTCCTGCCAAGTCCGGGTAACGCTTTCCGGCTGTTCCTTCCCAACGGCTGGCGGCGAAGTGCTTGTTTACTTCGGTTCCAACACCTCATGGCCGACAATAGGCTACCTTAACGGGATAACGGCTAACGGAACCTACGACTTGAAGACGGAAG